CCCGCCGGTTGGTGTAAACGATCTAATACCGGCAGTTACCGTACCATTCATATCATCATAGGTATCTGGGCCTGCCGCAGTAGCAGCATTATCGTATTCCCATATACCATTTGATCCTGATACAGCAGCCCAAGCCATTTTAAATTCCAGCAGCCTGTACAAATGCCATGATTTCATCGAACCCTTTCTTGTCCGACATCAATCGTGTTTCCATTTCTTTACGATTATTTGGGCTGAGTGTCTTCATTACTGCTGTGATTGCTTTGGCATCATCCATTGAAAGCTTAACCTTTGAACCATCTTTTAATTTAAGATTACCTGGCTTAAAGTTTGCTTCTTGTAAGTCTTCTCTTACGATTTTAGCCATGCTGTCACCAGACTTTGCACGAGGATACATGCTATTGAACGCCTTTGAATCGTGTCTGCTAATAACATCAGCAATATGTTCTGCAACGTCCGTATCGAGACCTTTGATTAATTTCTTAAGATCTTCTAATTTAGCAGCCTTATAAAGATCATGGGCTTTCTTAAAGTCAGCCTTATCGATACCACCGGTCTTTGCTTTATCGGCGAGAGCTTTGACTACATCATTGCGCCCTTCTTTTAATCCGCCCATTGCATTACCGTAGACTTTCTTTTTGATTCTACTGTGTCGATTACCTTCGGGCTTCTTACCATCTTTTTTCTTATCTGCTGCAATCTCTGCTGCAGTTGGCTTACGATAACCTTCCTTTTTCATAAGGTCGGCTAATTTGGCAAGCATTTCACGATCTTTTGGAGTAATCGCCTTAAGCTTCTTATCGTTTGCAATCTTTTCTAATGATGCAGCATAAGCTTTAGTTGACTCATCAACTTGATCAACCTTTTTCTTGCCGTATTTCTCATAGGCCAATCTACGAAGCTTTTCTTTAAATTCTTTTTTACGGGCATCGATTTTACTATCTTCACCGTAATATCCAGCCATTAGATCATCGTCTGCATCCATTGACTGCTTTTGACCTTGAGCATATGAATAGAGTGTCTTCATCATTGAATGTGTAGTGGCCATTTTATTCTGGTACCACTCTTCAGGATCGTTGACTCGATCAAGATAAGAAGCAATCTCTTTGGCTGCATAAGCCATAAACATGAGCTGAGACCGCATCATTCTCTTTTCGTCCTGTGCGTCTTCTCTCATAGAGGGTTTAACTTCTGTCTCTGATAAAAGATCTCTAAATTTCTTCATGTTAGCCTTCCAGATCTTCGTGAATTCGATCTACAATTGCATCTAGCTCTTCTTCACTCATTTCAAGTATAGATTCTCTGTAAGTCTCTACAATGATATCAGCAATATCTTCGGCCAGGGTATCTTCTGACAGGGCATCTTCTTCTACTGCTTCTTTCTTCACAGTATAAGCTTTATCGTATGCAGCTTTATCTTGACCGTCCATATAATCTGCTAACCTCTTTTTCTTTTGGGTCTTTGGCTTGATATCGTCGCCATGACCTTCGGGATCGAGTACCTCAACCGAGTGCTGATCCTTAAATCTCTTCTCTTCGGGAGATTTGGGTTGAGCCATTTCACGAATATTTTTGAACCGTTTCATTTCTGTGAGTCCTTTAATCTGAATTTTAAATTATTTATTATAAATCTTCGTCCTCGTCTGGGAACATCTCTTTCTCCGCTTCGATTTGATCTCTGATCTCTTCGTAGTCTTCTTCGCTCATTTGAAGTACATTACGGATTACCCATTGACGAGAATAATAAACACCGACCGTTTCTTCCATTTCTCTCAGTGTGTTCATGCGCTCTCTGAGAATTTCGGCCTCTTTTAGTTCTTCAAAGTAGTTGTCTTTGATAAAGTCATAGCGAATTTTATTTTTAATCTGTTCAAATTCTTCTGGCGACATTATACCTTTTAAGACAAGTTGCTTTTCTAGTACCATATTGAAGAACCAAGAAAATCTTGCTCTGAGTCTTCGAATGAATTTACTAAATTTCAATTCATCTCGCGTGATCTCAGAAACGCGTCCGAATGAAACCATTGTTTCTGGCTCCAATCGAGTTAGTGGTACTCTCAACGCCTTATATAATTTTCGTTGGAAGTACTGCATGTTTTCATCTGTACTCAAGCCTTGTGCAGCACCACCGGCAAGCGTATCGACCTCTGTAGATCTCTCACCGCCACGACGAGGGAACCAGAAATCTTCAGTCATTGTCATCATCTTACGAGAATCACTAATTTCACCAGTTGATGCATTATATTGTAACTTATTCTTGTGTCGAGTCATCATATCATGGAGATACTGCTCGGCTTTGCTCTTAGGTAAGTTACCAACATCAATGTAGAAAATTCTACGCTCTGGTGCTCGTGTCAGAGTATAAATGACTGTGGCGTCTTCTAACATTCTCAACTGATTGAGAGGTTTGATAGACGGATGTAAATATGAAAGAACTAAAGAGTTATTTTCATTCATTAGTCCCGATGTTACTCTAGCAATCGAGTCTTTTGAAATTCTATAACCCTGTGATGAATCGCCTGGGCCATTTCCAAAGCCATTATCAGAATACAAATAATATTCATTTTTGACTTTCTTGGTTGGCATGCCAGACCATTGATCTTTGTCTTTCTTGTCGACCTCACGTATTAATTTAATCTTTCGTGGGTCAACATAACGAAGTTCCGTAATACCTTTTTTGATATTCTTATCATCAATAATAATATGGTAATTCAGTCTTCCGTCAACATAGAACTTACTAAACATATCATATGCTGTATTAGTAAAATCTAAAAGGCCAAGACAATTTTCGAACTCTTCGGATATTGCCTTTTTTACTTTATCAGGCAGATCTATCTCATCTAATACAATATCTACCACTTTTTCGTGTGTGTCGATATTGATGGCTTCGTTCACAACTTCATCAATTGCCTGAGCAATTTCTGGCTGCATTGCCATACCACGATATTTAGTGACGAGTTCAGACTCGGTTTTTGCCGAGCCCTCAAGGTCAATTAACGTATTATAGAACCCACCAAGGGCACTGCCTACGGTAATTGCACCATCGTCGTTTTGTGGCTCAGCAAAAGAGACCGGTACTTGATCAGCCTCTTCTGCCTCGCGCTTTATGTCAAAGCCAAAAATCTTCATTATTTAAATTCCTCAATAATCAATTAGCTAGTAGGAATGCCGGTTACGCCTTCAACTCTCCAAAAATCATAACTGAATGTTACACCGAATTCCTCAATAGCATCGACAGTACCCCAATCCATTTCAATCTGATCGATTGAAACTGGGAACATGCCTTCAAATACATAAGACCTAAGCGGATCTCCATCCTTACTAAATTGCGTAATGATAGCATTTGATTTGTAATCTTGTGGTAAAGCCCTGACGTTACTATCATGAGTATTGATAGCATTAGACCATGCTTCCATAGCATTTCTAACGGCAAAGTCTTCGTCGTTGATTACTGTAATCGTCCAATCTTCAAATGTTCGATCACCTGCGTACTTAATATTCCGACCGAAGTAGGGCACTTCATATTGCCCTACAGTTGAGCCAGGAATCCCAGCCGCACGTACCATAAATGGGACTTTAAAGTCAGCGGCCGGATCGACAGGATTTAATATCTGAACTTGGAAAAGAGTTGGACGAGCACCACCACCTACTAACTGTGATTTAAACTCGTTGATATTAAAACTCATATTCGTGTTCTCCTTTTAACAATCTTATTTATTATGTAAGCGCGCCAACAATTTCTTCAAATTCAACCCCAGATCTTGTAGCCACAAACGTAAGTTCAATGACGTTAATAGATCGTGCAGGTTTAATGAAGATATTTGCTCTGAACTTATTTTGATCGATTACTACAGGAGTATTCACCGTTGCATCAGATACAACTCTAAAATCGATAATTCCACGTCTTCCTTGAATGTCACGGAGGAATGGCTCTACGATATTTCTGAATTGTGTCTGAGTAAACTCATCGTTCAGTTCGAACAAGAATGATTGAGCTGCATTAGCAATTGCCTTCTCGACAGCGATAAACAATCTTCGTACATTAAGTCTATCGAATGCACTATTCAGACCCAAACCAGTCTTATCACCAAAGAGAACAATACCTTGTCCTACTTGACTCATTACAGGGTTAATGTCTGAAGTATAGAGTTGGTCTCTCTGTGCCTTATTAGGGTTGAATGCCAACTTAACAACATTCTTCACAACACCCTTTCGGAATCCAGCCGGAGACTCATAAGGCTCTACCCTAGAAGCCAAGCCAGCCATATCACCGTTCAGTGGGACATATCGGTACTTGTCATTATACTTGTCGTATCTGTACTTGTAACCGGAATCCATGAACCAGTAAGAGGAGCTTTGGAGCTTGTTACGATATGCAATTGTGTTGGTCATTTTTGCATTGGTTCTCAACTCATCAACTACTGCTTCTTTTGATGGTGATAAGAATGCCACACAATCTTTTCTGTAATCAGCCACATTAGAGATAATGTAGTTTGCAAGGTTAGCATTATTATCGCCTTTACCTTGAAGAACAAACGAGATGTCAATCTCATTAGAGTTCTTGAACAGATCGTATCCACCAGCAAGAGCTTGTAGTGAGGTTGCTCCCTCAGTAGTTCCATCGGTACCACCAGCAAGAGTTTCATATTGAGAGGTCGTTTGAGCTTCAAAGTGTGCAGTGTTTGCAACCTTAACCCAAGACGAGAAATTCTCAATTACGTCTACGTAGTAATTAGTTCTACCATCAGGAAGTGTAGCTGATGCACTGGTCGATACATTATCGTAGATTTCAACAACAGATCCAGCAGCACCAGTCACACCACCGGAACTGTCAATGACAGCAACGTGATAATTACCAGTATCTGGAGCCTTACCAAATAGGTAACCTTGCTTCCACTTAGTTGAAATTGAAAGATCTTCGAGGTCAGATTCAGCAAGAGTATAATTTGACGAAGTAGTGATTTGGTATCTGTGATAGCCAACCACGATGTCGGTATTAGCCGAGGGATCTAGGTCAATATTAAGATTAGATTTTGTTGCAGAAGCAATAGATAGTTCTTGGTAACCTACCGATTCATTTCCGATGACAAGAATGTCACCAACCAAGCCAGAAACATCAAGAGACACTGTATTCGCTACAGTAATATCAATCGTTGCTGTATTGAAAGCAATTGCCTGATCACTTGCACCAAGATCTTGTCCAGAAACCATTCTAGCATCTGAGAGGGAAGGATTTGTAGCCGGAATATCGCCAACATCAAATAATGTTGAATCATAGCCCGAATCCTTTACGTATGAGATTTCGATACCGTTCGCAAGAGCACCAGGGTATAGACCTTCAAATGCAGCAAATGTAGTATTACTTGTGTCGACAGACCCGACAGATCCAGCAGTTGTACCTTGTACATAGCCTGGAGCAGCAGTATTTGCATATGCTGTGTCCGCGTCGAATAATACAATATCATATGCATCAGCTGTAGCAGCACCATTATCAACACGAGCAGCCCAAAGGGCATTTGCATATGAAAGATAATCGGCTGCCACAAAGAAAGTTTCGTAGTTATTATCAGTAGGTTTACCGAATCGACTTACGAGATCATTTTCCGATGACAATAGAATTGGTTCATTTACAGGACCCCATCTAAATACACCGGATACAGCTGCAGGTGGCGTTGCGATGGCTGGTACCGCTGCCGATGCGTCCACTTCACGAACGATTACGGAAGGACTTACGGAAAAAGCCATATTTTTCTCCTTTAATTATTATCGTATTTTAAAAATTTTTTTCAGTTTGTATCACTGTTATATTTATAAAATACAGGACTTACAAAATGAGCTGCCAGTTTTCTCTGCCTGCGGCAAGTTCGTCCTCAAACTCATTACCCCCGTCATCAATAAAGCCAAATGGTAAAAGGTCCTGTTCAATTTGCTCTTCAGTTCTCTCACGTAACTTCATAAGAGTATTAATATCTGTCATGTCTTTAAAATAGCCCTGATCTGATAGCCACGCGAATAAAACTAAATTCATTACCAAGTCGTCGTGGGAGCCAGATTCGGCCTCGTATGAGGATCCTTTCTTCGAAAAACGGGATAATTCCTGTATCGTATTAAAATCTTGTAAAATTAATTGATCTTGTTCAATCAACATCTTAAGAATTGTACAACCAATTGATTTTACGCTTTTGGTAGTTCTTACTCCATTATCAACCTTTTTACCAAAACCACTAGATATTCTCTTCCCCGATCGTCCCGCGTTTTCAGTATACAGGAAATTTTCATAACCATAGTCCATAGTAAGAACGTCAGAAACCTGCTCACCGATATCGTTGATTTCTATGAGCAAAGCGGCCTCATTATAAAGTAGACCTACTCTATATATAACTGAAGCAAAATCAACCGGGCCTACCATGTTATCTCTGAACGTACACACCTGTCTATAAGGCATTCGGCTAATATCAATGATGTTAAATGTAGAATAGTCGAGCCCCTTTCCACGAGAGACATCAACTGTCATTACATATGTAGCACCTTCAAGTGGTTTTTCGTATTGACACAAACCTTCATTCTCTGCCAATGGTCTTGAATATGACAGATTTTTTAGTTTAGAACCATCAATCAACGTACCCGAACTACCTAAGAATGTGCAGCAATACTCTTGTTTAAATTTCTGCTCATCAAAATCGAGAGCTTCAAGAGTTTCTTGTTTCCACTTTTCATCTCTACCCGGTACGTCGTCCCACATCACCCTAACAAATTCATAGCCATTGGTACCCTCTTCGGCACCCTTACACGTCTTCCAAAAATGATTAAGCCCATT